GTAATGTCTACATTATCATTGGTAACACCCAATTACAATGACTATTGTGTGCTTATACCTGGCATGGTAGAAAATACACTAGATGCTTATAATGCAAATGCAATTGCATTATGCCGTGTTGACACTGATTGGTATGAATCAACTAAAAAAGAATTTGAAGTGCTGTATCCTAAAATTTCACCAGGTGGCTTCATGATTGTAGATGACTACAGTGATTGGAGTGGATGCAAATTAGCAGTAGATGAATATCTAAGTACATTAGATCCAGCAAGTTATGAAAAACATATTGCTGAAGGTAGTTTAGTTATTAAGAAATTATGTTAGGAGATTAACATGCCAGTACGCAGAGTAGCAGGTGGATACAAATGGGGAAGCAGTGGTAAGACTTACCCTACAAAAGCACAAGCAGAACGCCAAGGCCGCGCAGCTTATGCTGGTGGATACAAAGGCAATGATAACAAAGGAACAAGAAAATGAAACTTAAAATGACAAAAATGGCCAAAGGACGTGGACGTGGACGCGGTAAACCAAAACCAAGACCCTCACGCTAATTGGGCAGAGTATTTCTATAGAATACGTCAAGACTGTCCATGGAGTTATGCCGCTTGGCAAAAAGACCTCATAGACATAGTTAAGACCAAAGAAATATTGCCCTTAGGCAAATACAAAGCTAGAGTTTACGTGTTTGATCTCAACAGACGCAAACTAAAAAAGTTATGCAAACGTAGAGATAAAGGTGAATATGAATGGTTGTGGAGCACTCCCAGTTATGGAGTAAATGGCACACCCAAGCCTTGTTTAATACAACAGTGTAGACGTGAACTTAATGAAATTAGAAGCAAACTATAGTAAGAGAGAAAATATGTCACGTCACCAACCACAACGCTTAAGTGTAGAGCATCAAATTCAAATACATGAACTGCACAGTGAAATTCAAGTAATTAAAGATAATCATTTAGTGCATATTGCACAGGACATTGATGCCCTAAGTGCTGAACTTAAGGATACTAAAGAAACCTTTGACAAACGCTTTGATAAGTTGGATGAAAGGTTGTGGTTGGTGATTGGTTTGGTAATTACCACACTAGTGGGCATAGTTGTAGGCGGAATAATGTAATAACTGTTCTAACTAAGGCGTGAACTAAACTTAACCTAATTATAAAAGGAAACCCCCCTAGTAGTAATACTAGAGGGGTTTTTTTGTGCAGCTATACTTATGAAGTGATTGGAGGCCACTTAAAGAGTACTTATATGAGCAATCATAGGCTGATTATATAATATGCATGATATTTGGAGATATCAGTGCTGCACAATATATATTTATATAATAGGCGCAAAACTACCTGTTTTAATGGTGTTTTTGCACTTCTATGATAAGTATATATGGAGGCTACAGAAAGAAGGTTAATTCTTATATGAAAAATGATTTTATCAATTTCAAACATGAAAACCGTATTAGCAAATTTCTTGCTAGTGTTTCTGTATCTCCAAAATATTTAGAGTATGATAATTTTAAACTCTATGCTGAAGTAAAACATTATTTAAAATTTAAGTTAATCAGTGAACGTGATGCCAAAACATTTAATAAGTTTTGCCGTCATTGGATTGTTACCCAAGGTGCAGTTGAATCTAAATGGTTGACAAAAATTGCAGGTATGTTAAAGTACTACAAGCAGAAAGAATCAAATTATCATGCTAAGTTGCGTAGAGCAACACTGAGACCAAACAGTATAAAACAGTGATTTTGGCCTGAATAAGCCAAGCAAAATGTCCTGGGCGTAATGAGATGGAAAGAACCCAGGAACACAGTGATCAAATGTGTTTCCAATAAGGCACATTTGTTAGTGTGAGGTCAGTCAGCCTGTGGTATGCAGGTGGGTAGATGATAGTCAACTCCTCCCTTAAATGATGTTATTGGACTGGGTTAAGAGCCCCCGCCAAGTGAGCAGACAGGGATGCAGCTTTTGCTGTTATGATCCATACCGCTTGCTACAGTGTTTTTTTGTCTTGTGCAAAAAACACTTAGCACTCTTATGACTTAGTCATAAGCCAACCAAGTTCACTCTTGGGATGAGTTAAAATTTATTATTACATCTGTATATGTGAAATGAGAAGTACAGCAGTAGAAATAAAAGCAATGCGTAGTGATAACGGAGCAATTGCTTTTATGATACTGTCTGCTAGCACGCAGTGATGGCAGATATTAATAAAACTTTATTTGAGGTGTATTGCTAATGGCAATATGCCTTTTATCATGACTTGACAAAAAACAAAAAAGATGTATAATAAAAAAATGAGCAATAAATATCAGGAACATTCAACACATGAAGTTCATATCAATTGGCGTTTAACCAATGCACATGGAAATCCTGCATTATGCTGTAATCAATGCATAAACAAAAAAGGATCACGCAGAGGTCAATCTAAATATATTGATTGGATTAAATCTAGAGATATTGAATTTTTACAAAAGTTGGGCATTGAAGAAAGATTTTAACTTTAACAACATGAACAAAAATGACACTACACCCAGCATTACCACAATGCTACAGGAACTATGGTATAAACTAGATGCTGTATCTAGAAGCCAACACATACTCAGCAACAGTGAAGTATACCAAAAAGTAAAACAATTAGAAGAAACTCAAAGAGCATTTCAACAGTTGCAGGACCAACAAACTAACCAAAATAACACATAAATATGTGTTATGACCCCATATGAAATTAGATTAGAATTACTCAAACTGGCTTTTGATATTCTCAAAGCACAACAAAACAAACCAGAACTAATGCCCGGCGCAGATGATGTGATTACTCACGCAGAAAAATTAAATGATTTTGTGAGCCAAAAAGGCTTGACAAAACCTTAAAAGATGCTATTATATAATAGTGCAGGAAGAAGTAGCACGCCAAGGCATGTGAAAAAGTCCAATGTTGAAAATGCACTAACCTTTGGGAATTGCGGGAAAACTTTCAATTGAAAGAGAATTACTAAAATATTTCCGGAGGTTTTTTTGTCAAAAAGGTTGACAAACTTTATAAAAGATGTATAATTAATATTGTAGGCAGTGCAACAAGCATTGCTTGCTTCAAGTAATTTAAATGTGTGGGATTACTTGAATGATACTATTATTAAAATGTGTCCTTAGCCCTCTCAGCAATTAACCCTATGCTGAGGGGGTTTTTCTTGATCTGAGATAAATATTATTTGAAAGTAGATTGCCATCTCTTTCACCCTATTACAATAAATGTATTATGCTCTTGCCCCTATTTCAGTAAAATGAAGTAGGGGCTTTTTTTATCTTTAAATATGAGCATGACGCCACTACAAATTCAAGCACTGCAAAAATATAATAAGATAATGATAGGCAATGGCGGTGACCGCAGATCTCTAAAATTATATAATATAAGAGTTATATTAGATAAAGAAAATTTAACTGAAAAAGATATATTAATGTTACAGCATTTTGTTAATGCTACACGTCATGAAATTGACAGTACTGCATACGTAGCCAACACAGCAGTATATCCTGCCAGCTGGGGTCATACTACTACCGTTTTGTCTAGAAAATCTGCAAAATAAACTAAATAGTATTTGCCCACAGAGGGCGCAATAACCTTCTGATTTACACATGAAAAGTGAGCAAAGATGAAAAAAGTAGAAAATCCCTCTACGCCAAAAAGAGATCTAGACAAGCCACGCAAGATGGGCACTAAAACCGTAGAAGGCGTAGTAGTAGGCAGAGACAAGACTGTCATTCCCCCTGAAGAAATTTTTAAACTTGCTGCAATTGGTTGTAAAGACAAAGAAGTTGCAGATTGGTTTGGCATTGACACCAACACCTTAAGATATAATTTTAGCATTGAATTACTAAAAGGGCGTGAGAGCTTAAAACACAGCCTACGCAGAGCACAGATTAAAACAGCATTAAGCGGTAATCCCACACTATTAATTTGGTTGGGCAAACAGTATCTAGGACAAACAGACAGTCCAATGGATGCCAGCAGCACACAAATTTTACCATGGGTTACAGACAATGAAGAGAACTATGAACAACAACCAGTTGAGTAAGACCTAGTGCATGTGTTGGCTACGCCTAGCACAAGGGAGGTTAGCGTATAATGATGAACATCCCGCACATGCACTAGGCATCCCATTAGGAGAAGATATGAAGGTTAAAGAACAGTTAAACAAATTAAACAAAGATTCCACACATCAAACAATTGGACTAAATGTTTTTAGTCTTATTAGTGCTGTGCTGGTATGGGCGCATCTCACAGATCATTTAACATGGTGGGCATTGCCTATCACGCTTATCACAACATTTATTGCATTTGGTTGTGAGATTCAACCACGTACCAAGACCAACAAAACACTCAGTCTCTGATGCAGCTAAGACCTAATCAAGAGGTTATCAGTAATTGTCCAAGCAGATTTAGAGTTGCTGCTTGTGGTAGACGCTTTGGCAAAAGTATTTTGGCTATCAATGAGATGGCTAAATTTGCACGCTTTCCAAAAAGGAAAATATTATATGTTGCACCAACCTACAGACAAGCACGCACGGTTATATGGGATGAGATCAAAGATCAACTTATTAAGCGTAACTGGGTTACTAAAATTAATGAAAGTGACCTATCAATACGTCTTGTTAATGGCAGCATTATTACTATCCGCAGCAGTGATAATTATGATGCTCTGCGTGGCGGCAAGTATGACTTTATTGTATTGGATGAGAGTGGTGATATTGATCCTGCGGCATGGTACAGCGTACTGCGTCCAACACTTTCAGACACAGGAGGACATGCGCTGTTCATTGGTAGCCCCAAAGGACGCAACTGGTTCTATGATCTCTGGGTCCAAGCCAGTAACAATAAAGATTGGAGTGCCTTCCAATATACAACGCTTGAAGGTGGAAATGTTCCACCTGAAGAAATAGAATCAGCCAAGCGTGATCTAGATCTAAAAACATTTGAAGCTGAATATCTAGCACAGTTTGTTACAGATACTTCAGTTATCTTTTATAGTTTTACAGAAGATAATATTAAACCCTACAATGATCCACTACCAGACATTGGTGCGCTGCACATAGGCGTTGACTTCAACGTTAATCCAATGAGTGCGGTGGTATGTGTCAAAGCGCAAGACTGGTTACATGCAATTGATGAAATTGAAATTTATAGCAGTAACAGCAATGAACTAGCACAGGAAATAAGGTCACGCTATGGCTTTCAGCGTCAAATCTATTTGTATCCAGATGCAAGCGGCGCAAAACGTACTACCAATAGTCCCGGCGTAAGTGATCACATCATATTACAAAATGCAGGATTTAAATTACAAGTAGATGCAGCCAATCCTCCAGTGAGTGAAACCATAGCATCAGTAAATACTTTACTGTGTAGCGCAGCAGGTCAACGTAAACTATACATTGATCCTAAATGTAAGAAACTGCGTGAATGCATGATCAAATGGAGTTACAAAGAAAATACCCGCGTGCCAGACAAAGACAGTGGATATGACCATATGGCAGATGCACTACGCTATGTTACACACAAGCTGTTCCCATTGCGTGTATTACCTCAAACACAATTCATGGGCAGCATACACCGCAATGCAGGAAGGATGTTATAATGGCAGGTAAAGGTGATAAACCGCGCCCACTAAGTGTACCGCGTGATAAGTTTGAAAGCAGTTGGGACAAAATTTTTGGTAAGAAACCGGAGAAACAGGATGAAAGAAAAAGGAAGCCCACCCCCAAAGGGCAGCAACCAGTGGAAAAAGAATGAAAGCATTATTGCTAAGAATCCATTCTTACGCAGCGTAAGAGATAAAAGTGAAGGCTTCAGTGGTAAAAGCAGCGGCACAACTGGAGGCTGGACACCCAGTGAAGCATACAAGAACAACTATGACGCTATCTTTGGCAAGAAGGACAAGAAGGATGATTAAACTTAAACCATTACCATTAAGTCTCAATGAAGCACTAGAAGAAGAAGATCCTGCTAGACTCGCAGTACTAGCATGGGATAGTCTAGAACCAAATACGCAAGAGATTATGTTAAACCGTGATCCTGAAATGTTATACTACATTCAGTATTGTCAAAGCGTAATTAACATTATTGATGAATGGAAAGTTAAGAGCGTAGATCATGAAGAATAAAACAGTATTTGTAGAATTTAATTATGAATATCATGGCAAGCCATTTATTGTTCACAAGGCTTGGCCCTGCGCTGACAAAGCTGATGGTAATTCAATTGTAAAGAATCACGCTATGAAAACAGGCGCACTAGGTTATAAATTTATTGTAGAGGATCAAAGTTATGAAGAAATTATCAAAGAAGCAGCAAGCACGTCAAGTGAGATTGCAAAAGAAAAGGACCCTGCATAATCTATCCCGCAAGGGTAAATCATACAAGGGTCCTATGTATCATCCTTCAACTGTTGATACAACACCAAAGGAAGAAGTGTTAACGCTTTAATTTCTTAAGGCGTGCAACTGCATCTTCTAATGTAAAGTATGTGGGTGTAAAACAACGTTTATATTTTGGATCATCCCACCAATCAATATCTACTTTTTTTCTGCCCTTGTTCCAACCACCTTGATCACTCATCATATGATCACAATAAGGTGTACCATAGATTCTTGCACGCATATCAACTGTGACTGGATGCAATTGCAATTCTAATGCAATTTCTCCTATGGTTTTACCATACTTCTTTTCCCATGGTGATAATTTTGCACGTCTTTGAAATGGTGTACCAAAACGCATTACACGCATGTGAATAGCAGTGGTAGTTGTGTTTTCAACCAAAGCTAGATCATGCGCTGAAATGCCCCATTGATCAATGAAATCTGTTTTAGATCTAGGATTTAATGTGGGTTTGCGTGCCATTAGTCTAGATCCATATAATCAATTAACAGCATGCCTAAGCGCCAACGCTGACGGTTATCTGGCTTATTACCAGCAATCAAATAATCTTCAAAGCCTTGAATAAACTCTAGATCTACTTTTCTAAACTTAGCACCATTGTTGTGTTGTAGGCGCAGCAATGAACAAGCATTTAGCAGTTCATCAATGGTCATCTTACGCATTTTATTGCCGGTCCATGTTTCTTGTTCACTTTTAATAAAAGTAGAATCCATTCTATCAATACCAGCAGCCTTCCAATCACGCCAGCGTGTTAGAAACTCTAGAATGTTTCTGTGAGGAAACTGATTGATAGCATGAATATCTACTGAACGTTCTACAAAAGGCTTAGAAAGAATTAATGTGTTAGGTAAGGACATTTTCATCTTACTTGCTCCCTTTGATAAAGTCACTTAGCTTTGGACCAGTGTATGTATTTCTAATTCTATTAATAATTTCATCACTGTCAACAGTTTCTGCAGGTTCAGCAAATCTATCACCAATATACTTTTCTTCTTTGTTGTCTAGATCTTTTTCAACAACCAATTCAATTTCAATACTAGGATGTCCACTGACACCGCCCCAATCATATTGATTGCTCCAGCATTGCAGTTTATCCAACATGCTTTCTAATTCAAAATCATAAATTTTAATCTTCACATTCATTTGATATCTCCTTTATCATAAGCAAATTGTTTGCTTATATTTTATTTATACAAATCTAAATAAAAACATAGCAAAAGTGGCTTAAAATGCATCAAAAAAAGACTATTAGCATAAATACAATGGGTGATTGAACAAATTAATATTATAAATTTATTAAGCTATATGAGCCATCTCATGTGTCCTTCACCCTTTGTTATTAACATAGAGGCGCATTAAAACCTATGAGTCAATCACCCTATCTTGATTTTGTAACCCAAACTAACAGCCTCTATGAGAGATATCAACATGACTGGAAGCTGTGCATTAACAGCTATTATGGCGGCGTTGAGTATAAGAATGGTAGATACTTGCGTGCATATGAAAGTGATTTCAATACACCAAGTCAAACAATGAATACTTACATTACCAATACAGATGGTAGTGTAGTTTCAAAAGTCAAAGCCAAAGTACAATATGGCGTTAGTTCAAATGAAACAGACCGTGGACAAGATATAATTGCCGGTGGTTTCTATGGCGAGAAGTTGGATAATACACCGCTGTATAATTATGTCAAACTAATCACAGCAGAATATAATTCAATCCTATTCCGCAATCCCCCACAGCGTAGCCTAGGCACCAGCAGTGAAGCTAAGACGTTTGTAGAAGACGTAGATGGTGAAGGTAACAGCATCAATGAGTTTATGAGCCAAGTGGATGTAATGACCACTGTATATGGTGTATGCCATGTAAGCTGTATTAAACCATTAGGCAGTAATATTCCTAAATGGCGCATACACAGTCCACTAGAAGTTACCAACTGGCAGTATAAGTTTGATATTGATGGCAACCTAAAGTTAGAAAAAATAGTTATTGTTGTTGAAAAATCTGATGCACACGTTGTGTATAGATTAATTACGCCCACCACAATTGAAACTGTGTTTGTGGGCAAAGATGAAAATTATATCCCCCCTATTGATGATGTAGCTCTAGAACGCCTAGATGAAAAGAGCTATAGAATTGTACAAGATAATGAACTAGGTTATATTCCAGTTCAAACATTTTACCAAAATACCAAAGTTTATAACAACGTTGGTACAACAGTTATTCAAGATGTTGCACAAATACAGCGCAGTATCTATGGTGACATGGCAGAAGTATATGCAGCCATTACCTATGGCGCACATCCTACACTGGTAGTTGATGAAAACACAGCCATGTTGAACAATGGTGCAGTTGGCGCAGAGCCAGGCAGCACAGTAAAAGTACAAAGCAGTCTAACAGGTGAGAGTAATTATACCTATGAGTTTAAAGCACCTCCCTTGAATGCTATCACAGAGATTAGAGAGCTGGTAGACAATAAGGTTCAGAAGTTGAGCCAAATTGCCATGCTGCGTTCAGAAGACCTAATCAAAGCAGCCAACAGCGGTGCACAGATTGAAGTATTTGATGACAAGCTAAGTGCGTTAATTAGACGCAAAGCAACTAACTTAGAAAATGGTGAAGCCAAACTGTGGGACATTTGGTTTGATTGGCTAAACATGGTTAAGCCAGATGATTTCAGCATCAGCTATAACCGTCAATATAACAAGCGTGCGCTAGAGTTTGAATTAAAAGAAATTGATTTACTCATGGGCGCATACCAACGCTATGAAGACATGTTTAATGAAGAATCTGAAGAAGATGAATCAGAAACAGAAATGGAAGATTCAGAAGAATACGCCATGGGTGCAAGTTGCCCTGCTGCTACACAAGATGTTGCACTAAACCTTGCCAACCGTCAAAGTGCTATTGATGGCGCAGCATATGGTCCTCTAAACCCTGCACAGCCCAATGAAGACTTTTGGCAGAGATTGGCAGACAAGTGGGGCGTGTCAGTAGAACAAGCCAAAGCGTCACGCTGTGGCAATTGCGCTGCATTTGTGCAAACATCAAAGATGTTGAGCTGCATTGAAGGTGGCCTTGCTGCCGGTGGTGTCACTGGTGGTGAATGGGATACAGTTGCAGCCGGTGACCTAGGTTACTGTGAAGCATTTGATTTCAAGTGCGCCAGCAGCAGAACTTGTGATGCATGGGTAACAGGTGGTCCAATTACAGATGCTAATGCACCTGCAATGGAGTCAGAATCAGAAGATGAGTCTGAATATTCACCAGAAGAACAAGAATTCAAAACAGAATTCCGTAACAAGATTCGGGAGAGATTATTGCAGTTGTTGAATAGTTCAACCACTGACAATGGTTTTTAAATATCTTGAAACAAACGCTAACTCTAGCGAGAACTAGGAGAAGTTTATGAGTGATGAACTCGTAGTAGGTACACCAGTTGCAGGTGAGAATGTGCAACCAGTGAATACAGCTACTGATGCGGAAGCAAATGCAGAAGCAGGAAAGTCTGAGAAAAGTGCAAATCCCAAAGTGGAATTGCGTGAAGGTAAAATGTTTGTTGATGGCGTGCGTGTTTATACACGTGATGACACCAACAGAATTGCAGCTAGAGCACAGGAAGATGCTAAACAGCGTTTTCTCAATGATCTAGAAGTAGATGATTTTGACCAAGTAAAAAAGGTTGTAAAGAGTCTACAAGGACATCAAGAAGGTGACTTAAATGTTGCTAGCTTGCGTGACGCTGTAAAGAAAAAAGAGCAAACAGTTGAAGAACTTAGAGCAGAATTGCAAAGAGTTAAAACTGATGCTGCATTGAAAGAGCATATTGGTAATCTTTACAATAATATGCCCAGTCAGTGGAACACTGAACAGAAAAGTGCTGTTGTGGACCTCATGAAGGCACGCAACATGTTACATCTAGAAGGTGAAACATTTGCCATACGCAATGGTGAAACATTCCTAACACAGGATGGTGAAAATCCAGACTATGCAGGAGCAGTGACACTAATTGGTAAAACCTTAGGTTTGCCAATGGCCAAACAGGGTGTTGCAACTTATGATGCAGCTGAAAAAGCAGTCATGGAAGGTCCAAAGAAAGGTTTAGATCAATCTAGACTTAACAATGATCCAGCCTACCGTAGTGCTTATGTTCAGGTGCGTGACAAAAACAGGAATCTCAGCAGAAGTGAAATAACAGATGCTATGGTCCGTAAACAATTAGAAAGCCACAAGATGGGTTCATTTGCTGAAAGAAGACTTTCAGGATCCTCATCCCAGGCTTCAATAACAACTAAAAACAGGAGATAAAAAATGGCCACAACAACCGGTGGAATTAATGAACTGTATGAAGACGTTATTGCGGATTTGATGCCATTCTACGATAACGCAGTATTGCTTCCAAATCCCAGTATCATCATGAATACTTTTAATATCAGTGGTGCCCTAGGCAACACAGTCCGCGTGCCAAAAATGAATGCTTTTGGCGTAGCAAACGTAAGCATCAGTGATGGTGCTTCAATCCTAACTGCACAGGGTACACAAGGTGACTTTGACCCAACAGCAGTTAGCATCACAGTACTAAAGCGTGGTGCTGGTACATATGTATCAGAAGAATCACTAGAAGATGGTGGTTTAGCAGTAGTACGCAACGCAGTAATCACACGCCTAAGCCGTTCATTGGCACAGAGCACTGATATTGCAGGTTTCCGCATTGCCTTCACAGGCGCAGAAACTGCACTAACAGACATCAACCAAGTCTCAGGCATTGGCATGGACGGT